TTTGATTACGATAAACTCCATGAAGTCACCAAGACTGTCACTAAAAACCTGAATCGTGTTATCGATAGAAACTTCTATCCAGTAGAGACTGCCCGTAAATCCAATATGAGACACCGCCCAATCGGTCTAGGTGTCCAAGGTCTCGCGGATGTGTTCATTCTATGTCGTCATGCATTTGATTCTGAAGAAGCCAAGGAGATGAACGCTCGTATTTTTGAGACAATGTATCACGCTGCCCTCGAAGCGAGTTCTGAACTTGCTGAAGTTGACGGATCCTATGAGACCTTCGAGGGATCCCCCACTTCCCAAGGTATATTTCAATTTGATATGTGGGAGGGGGAAACAAAACTGCACTACGATTGGGACGCGATGCGTGAACGCGTGAAAACGAAGGGTCTCCGAAACAGTCTCTTGATGGCCCCAATGCCTACTGCATCTACTGCTCAAATCTTGGGTAACAACGAGTGCTTTGAACCTTATACGACTAATATTTATCTCCGACGCACCCTAGCTGGTGAGTTTGTCGTGGTCAACAGACACCTCGTAGATGACCTAAAGAATCTCGGTCTATGGTCCAAAGATATGAAGGATCTCATGGTAAAGGCTGGTGGTTCTATCCAAAATATCGTGGATATTCCAGATGATATTAAGAAGTTGTATCGCACCGTGTGGGAGATTAAGATGAAGGATATTATTGATATGGCGGCGGATCGTGGTCGTTTCATCGATCAATCCCAATCTATGAACCTCTTCATGGAAAGTCCAACGATGTCTAAACTTTCATCGATGCACATGTATGCATGGAAGAAGGGACTCAAGACAGGTATGTATTATCTGAGATCTAAGGCTAAGGCTCGTCCAATTCAATTTAGTCTTGAACCCGATTGCGCCATGTGTTCAGCTTAAAGTTTTGGTACTCTATTCAATCAGTACAAATGTCTAAAATTACCAACGCTACCGAAAACTTGGAAATCGCTGATTTTAACAACCGTAAGATCGTACTTTCCACGAAGGAAGGGACTCCCATGAGGATTCAATTCCCACGTCTGTACATGCCTTTCGGTGTTTCGGGATTTACCCCAGAAGTTGGTCCTACTAAATATAATATTGATTTGGCTCTCAAGGGACATGACGAGGAGGATAGTTACATTAAAAATTTCTATGATTCTCTACGAGCTATTGAGGATAAAATTATTGACAACGTAGTTGAACAGAGTGAAAAGATTTTCCAAAAGAAGATGACAAAAGAGGAACTGATGCCTATGTTCAATTCAAATGTGAAGGAGAGTCCAGGTCGCGAACCAAAGTTTCGCGTGAAGGTTGACACAGATCATCATAGTATGATCAAAGCCGCTGTTTATGATGCAGACAAAAATCCGATCAAGACTGAAGTTTCAAATGGTCTCTATGCAAGAAATAGTGGACATACTATTGTTGAACTCAATAGTGTATATTTCTTGAACAGAAAGTTCGGGTGTACTTGGAAACTTTATCAACTTGTTGTATATGAACCACAAAACCTCAAGGGGTTCCAATTTCAGATTTAAGGGAGACGCGTCACAACTTTAGATCCAGGTATATTCGTGTACTTTGGAGTTGGGTTGTAATTTCTATACCCACCAGGCATATTGGTAAACGTCTTACCTCTACTTGTTAAATAAATACGACGCTTCTTGTTATCAAGGAAGTTCGTATTCATAGCCGCTTTTTTAGCGCGTGTGAGTACGTCCATCCCTATTTACTACCGCTATTTTTATTCAAAAGAAGAATAGAATATATAATTTGCGCCTCCTTAAGGAGTTTACCCTGAATCTTGGTGAACCTCTTAGGGTCCAAACCTAATTTAATCTTAGCTATACGCACAGACTCGTTCCACTTAGAAAGTGTCATTCTTATATTACAATTATATTTTTTACGCCATCTTCTTCATCTTCTTCTTGTACTCCTTGGTACCTTCCTTAGGTTGAAGCTTGAACCCATCCTTCTTTGGCTTGAAGACATTGGTGAGATGCTTCTTACCCTCATCCTTCATACGAGCGAGCGCAGCCTTCTGAGCGGCTTTGCTCTTAATCTGTCCATCCTTGGGATCTAACATCATATCCTTCTTCTTGAGACCACCCGCGGTCCTGTCAGCAGTTCCATGGAATACTTGAGCGCGACTTCCGATCATTTTGTTTATATACATTAAGCTTTGAAAATTTTCTTGATGTCCAGAATTGAAATCTTCTCTGTAGTTCTCTTCACTGGAATTTGTTTTTCAATTCTCTCATCATTTAGAACCTTGGAACACACAATAGATTTGTGACCTTGGAGAGCCATCATCTCTTCCTCAACACTCACAAATGTATCTGTTTCTCTGTAGATGAGCTTCTTCACATATACCGATTTGGTCTGTCCTGTTCGGTGACTCCGTCCAACAGCCTGAAGTTCTGTCGCGGGGTTCCAAGATGGACCAGTGATGTATACGCGAGTAGCTTCTTGGAGGTTGAGACCTTGACCCCCTGACTTGATTTGAATTATAAACACAGAACCCGGTGGAGCCTTTTTGAATGCAGTGACTTGATTGTCCCTCTCGTCTTTGGGAACCGAACCATCAATCCTAAAGATTGGTCTCTCCACATTCTTCTGGATGTAGTCCATTTCACCTCTGAATTGACAGAATACAAGGGACTTCTCATCTGGGTGAGACTTAATCATACGAAAGAGTGTCTCCATCTTGTTGGATCTCCCAACCCATTCCTCCGCTTTTGTCCCATTCTTTTTTGCCATACCATCCAAGTACATCTGAGGCCATATCATGCATTGTCGCGCACGAAGGAGGCACTCCAAGATTACCATGTTTTTTGAATTGAGACTGATTGCGTATTTGAAAGCTTCCCGAATCGTATCTTGAGCATCTTGAAAGACGAGCTCATACAACTGTCTCTCATCTGGAAACATATCAAGTTCCACATTCTCAAAATGACAATCTGGTAATCTGAGACGTTCGCTGATTTTTGCCAGATCGTCCTTGGTTCTTCGGAGGATGTAGATGTCCTGAATCTTATTAGTCATACCTTGAACCATTGACTTGTCAATACCGAGGAAAGCACAAAGGGATACGAAATCCTCCATAGAATTAAAGACAGGTGTACCAGTTACAATCCATTTAATCTCAGCTTTGATACGATTGACACTCTTGAACAATTTTGACTTTTTGTTGCGAATCTCATGGGCTTCATCGAGGACAATTCTATCCCACGATTTCATATGGATAACTGTCACTTCGTTTGTAGACAATAGGGAATATGGTACGATGACGATGTCCGCCTCTTTGAGATACCTCTTTGGTCCATCAAATATATGGACAGAGAGTTGTGGGGCGAACTTCCCAATTTCATTCACCCATTGTGTGATAATAGATTTAGGTACGACGATTAAAGTACTTTTTTTTGGGTTTCCAAGTATAGTGGCAACCAATTGTACAGTCTTACCTAGACCCATTTCGTCACATAGGAACCCACCTTTGGGTCCTGAGTCTTGACTTTCCATTGTAAGCATCCAAAGTACACCCTCTCTCTGATAAGGTGCAAAGAGGCGCCCGTTAAGGTTGTCTTTAGCGAGGTTGTATTGTTCTTCAATCTTCATGATAATCGTCTTCGTCAGATAATACGACAATTTCACACTTAGATGGTTCAACTTCTTTTTTAACACGGGTTTTCTTCAACTTAGGCGGTGGGAGTTCATCAATATGTTCTCGAAAATAGAGTACTTTTTCCCAAAATTCCTTCATAACGGGGAAGTTGGTTTTCCACCATTCGGGGTCTCTCTTAACATTCACAACGTCAAACTCTTCCGGCTTCGGCCAATTGGTCTCTGCTGGTTTATATTGAATAAAATCTGCTTCTTCTAGGTCTAAAATTTCCATACATAATTGCAATTGTGGCATATAATGAATCGGAACCTCACCAGGTATAATCTGCCTCATCGGGGGGCATTTAATCTCTACCAATTTACCTGACTCACTCACACCATCAGGGCTTCCACCAAGCCATGTATGTTCTGGGTGGGGACACAATCCAAGTTCATGCACCACCTCGTTATGTCTCTCTTCATATAAAATACGTGCCTCATCCTCGTAGAGCTCCCCGTGCCTCGTAGCTGCATTACCCGTGAATTTCTCACCGAGTCCACACTTTTTTAATAGAAGTTCCGCAGGTGTCTCATATTTATTCACACCAATAGCTGTGGCGGCATCTGAAGCAGTAAGCATGTTACCTCTCAAAGCAAGCCACTCCTCAGATTTTTGAGCCGCATATTCACGTTCAAGAAGAGCTTTCACGTTTGGGTGCATCTTAATATGCTATGGATTAGTATTTTTAAGTTCTTCTTGTACATGAAAATATATCATAGCTGCATTTTGTTCGGCTTGCTTTTTACTTTTCGCGTACCCTCGCGCTGCGTATTGACTATTGACATATGCATCAATGAAGAAAACTCCATCTTCATGGGCAACAACACGATATTCTGGGAGTGGCCAACCGTTTACCTGGCAATGCCTCATTAATTTATCCTTAAAGTTATCGTCAATCATGATGGAATTGAGATCTACATATTTCGGATCTTGATAGATTCTGAGAATGTATTGTTTAGCGTGAAGTAGACCAAGATCCATATAAATCGCACCTATGAGGGCTTCAAAGACATCCTCTAGAATCTTTGGGTTATTGTTCCAACCGTTACGCATCCCCTTCTCATCCATGAGGACTATATCATTTAGACCCAATTTCAGGGCTATATCAGCGAGGGTTTCACTACGAACGAGTTTTGTACGAGCTTTAGTCAGGAATCCCTCTTGTCTCTCTTCATATCTATCAAAGAGGAACTTTGTAATGATAAATCCTAATACAGAATCTCCCATAAACTCTAGGGTCTCAAAGGATTCTGTGAGATTTTCATATTCTTTCATAGATGATTTGTGGGTAAATGCTTTTTGGTACAAATTCAGATCTTTGATTTTTGTACCAATAAGTTCTTCAACTTGTTGTTTTGTAACAAACATACTGGGTTTTATTATGATTTGGTGTTATTTTTTTAAGCCTTGACAGGTTCCTTCTTCACGTAGTGAGGAGAGAGGTACTTCTGCAAGTTAAGGTAAGTCACAATGACGTCCGCGGGAGGCTGAAGGAGTTCCTTGAGCTTATCGTCAAGGATGAGTTGGCGACCGTTATCGGGATGCTTGAGACCCTTTTCAGTGATGTACTTGTTGATGAACTTGGTAACCTCAGAGCGAGAGATCAATTCACCTTCGGGAAGACCGAGAAACTCACGCAACTTAGGTGTAATTTCCTGCTTGCGGTTGAAGCCGTTGTTGGCGGCACGCGCCTTGGCCTTCTCACCATCGGGATCTTCTTGAGTGTTCTTCACCTTACGGACGATCTTAGTCAGAGATTTAACATCAGCACGGAGAGCGGCAATTTCGGTTTCAATGGTTTCAAGAGACATTATACCTTTCTTAGTCAGTTAATCTTTAAGTAAGATACGTAAGAAACAGGATTGATAGTAGGAGGAGTAACACTAACATGTAAAATTTGGGACTAAACTCAGATGATGAGGAGGGACGTTCTATGATCCTAAACGGTTCTCTGGGTGTTAAACCAGGTTTCTCCCCGGGACACCCACCAGAACAACATTCATCTTCTGGGCATGGAACTACATGTGGACCACGTCTAACTCCACAGAATTGGGACTTCTTTGGATCACTGACATCGTCGTATGCGAAGCATCTACATTCGTCTATTATACTGCAGACCATATTTATTATATGAGGATATAATAATGGACATAGATATTTATCCAGAAGCCGCTATAAAAAAATCCATTGATGAAAATTTATTTTTCAAAGATGCCAAACTGAAAAAGTATTACGATAGAAATGAACAGAGAGACCTCGGGAAATTTAGGAATCGCGTTCACAGTATGTATAGCAAGAAGGATTTCGATAAAATTGTGTATCTTCTCGTAACGGACTCCCTCCGAGATATCATTTTAGAAACCATTGGTGAAATATCGGAACACATGAAGAATACAGGTGATCTCATTGTGAGTGGTGGGGAGGCGTTTAACTTGTATATGGATTACAATAACCGAATTATCACCACCGACATAGATGCAAAGTTTGTTCCAAGGATGCCCGTGAATCCAAAGTTTTTTGGTAAACTTCAGGCAACCAAACTCATTCTCTGGGACAAATTGGGTGAAATAGCTAAAAAGTTAAACACTCGTGTCAGAAAGCGATTTACTGTGATGAAGACAAAAAACCCCAAACTCTTCAAGTTTTTGGGTATCAATATCCCACCCACGGGTGCATCTGTCACACGTAGATATACACTCATCAAGAAAAAGAAGTCTGGTCCTGGGAATGACCCCAAAAAGGGAGATGTCTTCATTGACGTGGAATTATTTGCACTTGATTTGAACATGCGGTTTTACTCCCCAAAGTCTGGTAAGATTGAGAATGTGACCATGGGGGGTATCCTTGATATTCCATTCATGAGACCCAAGGAGTTTGGTTATGAAGTGGTTCTCACGAGGCGTAAGGGTATAACCTACAGAAATCAAAACACAGGTAAACTTGTGAGAAATAACAATGTATATGTGGCAAGTAAAGAGTTTTTGATTGAAGATATTTATTTGATGAGTAAACTCAAACTTCGCCCAGAAAAGAAAGAAAAAGATCGTCAACGACTTGTAAAACTTGCTCAACTCCTCGATAAGAAAGTAACTGCAAGTGATTCTATTGACGATATTTTCAAACGTGTCAGATCTCTACTAATTAAGAAGAGGGCACCGGCTACCAAGAAAAACGCACGTGTTTCTGTGGCTCAGGCGACGCGTATAGATCCCTATAAATACAAGAATTATACAACTAAACCATCAGAAGAAAAGTTATCGAAACAGATTGTTCATGGATTGAAACCTGTCACAGGAAATGTAAATGTGAATGGCTATATAAACTCTTCGGGAAATAAACGATTGAACCTCAAAGATCTCAAATGGAAAAACGTTACCAATAACGCATATGTAAAGAACGAGTTTAAACTGCGTGCAGTGGATGCTAAGAAATTACCAAAGAATTTGAACATTGCCAACACTCTATATGGGTATAACCCCAGGAGAAATGGATGGGTTCCCAAAAATGTTATAAATAAATCAGCAGCTATACCATTTGTTGGTTTAAAGAATTGAAACGTAAACCATATATAAAATGCTTTACAACGCACCAGCTAAAGGTGAAGATGGATTTTACTTCGTGAAGGCCCTCAATGATTCTAAGCGTAAATGCCTTGTTCAATTGAATAAGGTGAATATTGCTGATATCTCAGGGGACGTTGTGATTAATCTCAATTCAGATGTAAATACTGGTAAGATCAAAGTGATCGATGAACATAACCTCAGCGCCGCCGTTGAAAATGCTGAGACTTGGTTCGGTAAAAAACTTTCCGACAACGTGGTTGAGGGTGCTTACACTTCTAGTATCGCTGATGGTCAAATTACAGGCGAGCGCATTGAGGTTACCAAGGTTTTCAATTCTGATCAGGAAGATATTGATTTTGATACGATCCAGTCCGACAAGGTATGTGACGTCATTCTTGAATTTGCTGGTCTCTGGTTTGCCAAGAAATCTTTCGGTTCTTCGTGGAATGTTGTCCAGGTCAGGGTCCACCCAGACCCAATCCTTGACACTTACCCAGATGGATATGCATTTGTTGATGAAGTTGAGGAATAAAAAAATTGTTGATCATATATAAAAGATGATGAAGAAGGGTCGTGCCCAAAACCTCATGATGGTTGCCGCCGTTGCCGTGTTGGTCTATCTGCTCTTCACTATGAACAATAAATCCGAATATTCTATTCAAGAACGCGAGTATTCCGCGATCAATAATGCGGCTGGCCCAACCGCTGCGGGTCCCGCGGCTGCTAATGGTTGTGGTATGGATAAGGGTGTTGGCCTCGCGTCATCCCTCCTCCCCCGTGAAGTTGCCTCCGCGGAGGACTTCGGTGAGTTTGCCCCAGAAGACATCCTCGCTGGCCAGAACTTCCTTGAGCCCCGTTCCCAAATTGGTTTCCCTGAAACCGTTGGTGGTGCTCTCCGCAACGCCAACCAGCAACTCCGATCCGACCCCCCTAACCCCAAGGATCCCTTTGTGTGGAACAACTCTACCATTGTGCCCGATGGCATGCACCGTTCGTTGTGTTAATTTTCACTTAAAGATTAGCTGTTAGTCTTATATAATAAACCATGTCAGTACCAAGTGTACTTTCAGAGAGTGTCTCTAAACTTGTAGAACTCTCTAAACAACTTTCAGAAGCGAAATCTGATATCAAAATCCTCAACCAAGAAGAGAAGCGATTGAAGGAATCAGTCAAAAAACATATGATTGATCAGGGTATTGATACCATTAACCTCAGGAAAGGTAAAATTAGTATACGTAAGTCGGTACGTAAATCTGCGATGAGTAAGGATGCCGTTAAGGATGGGCTTCATACGTTCTTCGGTGGTGACGAAGCTAAAGTTGAAGGTGCTTTAAACGCGATTAAAGATGGTCTTAAAACGAAGGAATCAACTTCGATCTCATTAACTGGTATAAAAGAAAAGCCCGAGAAAGAAGATAAGTAATAACAATGGTTTGGAGTCAATATGTATACGAAGCTACCACTGGTTTTGATACCTCTCATGCCAGTGATGATGAAGATTTTAACGATGAAATTCCTCTTAATGTTGAAGATTGGGAAATCCAACATTCAGATGAATTATGGTATATGTGGGGTATGATTAATACACTTACATATGACGCCCGCATTGAACACACAGGAAAATTTTGTGATTTTGTTGAATTTTGTTACATGGATAATTACCCTTACCAGGAACGTGTTACATGTGAATATGACGAAAATCTTCATCACATCTGGAAATCCCTCAGACGATTTATACACTCTAATGGTCTTCACGAGGAGATGATGAGGGGTGCTACATTCTACCATTTTGTTGACTATGTGAATAATTATATGTATGTATATTAAATGCTCCCCGATATCACCTCCAACAAAGTTGCTATACCAGCCGCCCTTTTTCTCGCGCTCAGCCCAGGTGTTCTTCTGACCACTGACGGCAAGAAGCTCGCTTTCCGCAACGGAAAGACCAGCCAGATGGCGGTTATGTTCCACGCGCTCGTGTTCTTCCTCGTGTTCAGTCTCATCGCTCGCGCCATGGGTCTCGTTCTCACCAAGACCGATCTCATCGTGACCACCGTTCTCTTCTTGGCCCTCAGTCCAGGTCTCCTCTTGACTCTCCCCCCCGGTTCCGGTGGTGTTCTCAAGTCGGGTCAAACCAGCATCTCCGCCGCTGTTACCCACGCGGTTGTGTTCGCGGTTGTGTTCGCGCTTTTACGCAAGCAATTTCCTCAATTCTATTAAGTAAGAGGATGAAATACCTTGTTTTAGGTCCAGCATCAATGGGTATATACTCAATGATTGGGAGTCTAAAAGCAATGGAATCCACTCTCGTGGATGTTAAAGAAATATCTGGGTCATCCGCTGGTTCAATTTTAGCTTTATTTTTGGCTATTGGGATGTCCGTTGATGAAATATTAAATATATCTCTATCTCTGAATATCCCTGAGTTTGTTAAGATACGTATAGGATCTTTCTTTAACAAATTTGGTTTTGTTGATTTAGAACCCATACGTGATAAGATGGTTGAAATATGTGGTTGTGACCCAACATTTGAAGAATTGGAAATGAAAATATATGTGTCAGCGTATTGTTTAAATACGTCAACAACTGACTATTTCTCTGTAGATACACATCCTACTATGAAAGTTATTGATGCCGTATGTATGAGTATAGCTATACCCCTTATTTTCTCATGTGGCAAGTATGAGGGTAGAACATATATAGATGGTGGTACACAAGAAGTATACCCTATTACTCCATTTTTAGACAAGAAGCCACATGAAATTACATGTGTTAAAATGAAAATGGATAAAGTGTACCAAGAAGAAATAAATACACCAAGACAATTTGTAGAGTGTCTCGTTCGTTCAACAATTGTGAATAGACGCGACCATAGTAAGGATGTACATATAATTGAGATTGATATTGGTGCTACCAATGTATTTGATTTTAGTATGTCATATGAAGATAAAGTTAGATTGTATAATTTAGGATATAAATAATCGTTACACTTTTTTGTTAACTTAATGTATATAAGATGGATGCATGCGATCCAGATGCAGATATAGAAAACCTCAGACAGTTGATTAAGATCAACGCAGGGGTAGATATTAAGTTAACAAAAAAAGAGATTTGCCAGGCGTATGAGGATATTCAGGGTGGTAAGTTACCTCTCCCACCTTTAGTCATGAATTCAACTCGTACATATCTGGTTGATAAGAATTCCCCTTTGAAGCCAAATGATTACGAACTTCTTTTTGATTCTTCCACAAAGCGTGTAGATCTAAAAAAGATCGCCCGTAAGGTTAATCTTAAGAATGTTGATCAGATGACCAAGTGTCAAATTGTTGACGCAATCGGTAAACGCCTGCGTTACATGAAAGTGCACGAACCCGTCAAGTTTGCTAGACGAACTCGTGTCTCCGTTAACAAAACCACAGCAGTGAACGAAAATAACACAGCAGTGAATAATGTTAACAATTTCAACGTGAACCGCGTGAACAACAACACGAACCGCGTGAACAACAACACGAACCGCGTGAACAACAACACGAACCGCGTGAACAACAACACGAACCGCGTTA